AATATCTGGATTTCCGTACCCGTCTGTTGGGTATAAAACTACTGAGGAGTCTTCAATACCGGCCTGCTTGTTGGTGTCTTCTGTCAGATCAAACCTCTGGCCATTATCCGGGTGCTTGACTGCACCTCCTAAATTGACCCAATTATAACGGTGGGCAGTGTTGATTACAAGCTCACGTCCCATGTGAGCAATGCCGGAATGTACTCTAATGTCATCACACAGCAGCAGAATCTTCTTGCGCTCATTTTGTGGAATATATTGTTTTTCCACTAATTCTTTACGTGTCATATATTTTTTTTAGAAACTTTTATTTATTTATAACTTTATTATTGTGTAGCTGTCTTCTAAAGTCTTCATCATTAAGATACAAATAAACTGCTCGATTTACAAGTTTATTTAAAGAAAATTTTCTTTTTACACATTCTAATTTAAAAACCTCAAATAAGTTAGCTTCAATTTTAACCGAGGTAAGTTTGGTACCTTTTTCCATAAATTAATATTTTTATATATACATATATACATATATAATTATCCTAAAACACACAATTCTGTATTGTTAAAAGGGCAAAATTTACATAAATTTCCTGGCTGTTTATTGTATATTTTTTCAATATAATTTCCTTCCTTATCAAAGCACTCCTCTATAAAATTTTGTATAGATTTTATTGCTTTGTTTGTTTTATTTTTACCAGAAGCAGGGGTGAATGATTGTACCCTTTTAGGAGGATATTCCAGATTTTCATCTATTTTTCTTCTAACTATAAAAAATTCAATATTAATTCTATCAATATCTATATCAAATTGTTTTGAAAAAAAATATTTATACATCACTAACTGGAATTGTTTTAGCTCATCCTTTTTTGCCCAATCATTCCAACCTTTGGTTGATGTTTTTATATCAAAAATGTAAAAAGAATCTGTATTTTCATTATACATAACTAAATCAAGTAATCCCTTATATACAACTTTAGGATAATCAGGGTGAGGATTAATGACTATAGGTAATTCTATTCCAACTAAATGCCATTTCCGAGAAGGAAAATATGTTCTTCTATTTTTCTTAATAAAGGTTAATATAGCAATACCATCATTATAAAATTCCCTCATTTCTGAGGCAGTGGAAAAATGGGATTTGTTGTTTTTTTCAACACTTTTATTATATAAAGAAATAAGGGTGTCTTGAAAATATTTTTCTATATCTATTTTATCTGCTTCTACCCCAGATATAGTGTATGAGGTTTCCAAGTAATGTTGAAGGGTTTCATGTAATGCGGTTCCAAATATTGTATGTATTGAATCGCTAAATACTTTATTATTGTCCTTATAAGTAGTAGCCCACTTGTGTGGACATGATACCCACATGCTATATTGACTATATGATATTAATTTTTCTTTAGAAAAATCAATTTTTTTAATAGGTGTATTTTTTATTTGTTTTATTATAGGGAGTATTTTTTTACTCATTTGATTAGTTTTTTAATTTCTTTTTGTTCTACTCCCATTTGTTCCAATATATTTTGTATCTCTTTTTTTCCCATTATATTAATGTAATCATTAGCTTCTCTTTTAGATATTTTGTAATATATTGATATTTTTTCTAATAACCCACTATTATTACCTTTTTTATTGTTTTTTATATATTTAAAATATGTTTTATTTTTAGGTAATATACTTTTATAGAAATTGTATGTTTTTTGTTTATCTTCTAATGGAATAATTTGAGCCATATTTGATATTTCTATATAAGGTTCATACATAGAAACATACCGGTGGATCATATAAGAATTAAAGGATTCTTTATCCTCATCAGAAAAAGAATCCCATTCTTTCTTATTGTACGTTACATTTTTTAACCAATCAAATAAGGTAATCGGCATATTCTTCTTTAATATCTTTAGGTACTGTACCTTCTAACATTTTACCACTTTGGGGATCATAAAATACAGGAATAGGAACAATAGCATCTTCTGGAGTTCCAGCAACAAATTTGCTTACTTTTCTTAGGATTACTCCTTCTTGCCATACTGGGCTTCCACTTTCAGTGAGGATAGAAGTGGTTGATTTGATGTCAAAATTCATTTTCAAATCGTTCATGTTTGATTGTTTCATAATATTTGTTTATTTTGTAAAATTTGTAGTATTTGTGAAAGACAAGACATTATATTTATTTCTTTATCTACTCTAAAATTAGACTTGTATTGCATTTCTGCTAGAACTATAATTATTTCTGCTTCTCTGCCTTTAGCATATTTTTCAATATTTGTGTTTAGGAATTTATATAATTCATCAAAATCATTTATATTAGAATTATTTATTATCTGCCTTATAGAAACAAAATTAGTCTTATCAGGTTGTAATAATTCTTTTAATATTTGCCTCAAATAACTAGAAGAAACCAAACTATTTTCAGGTACATTTAGTTGGTTATTATTAGAATATGTTTGTAAAGTATTTACACATTTTCTTATGTCAGGATAATGTTGGTTTATTATACTTTTAAGAGTTTCTAATTCATATTTAATACTTTCGTTTTTTAAAATATGGATAATATGTTGTGCTGCTTCATTTTTTGAAGGTGGAATAATTTTTAATACTTGGCATCTGGATTGTAAAGGATCAATTATGCGTTCTATAAAATTACAAGTTAAAATGAAACGAGTAGTTTTAGAAAAAGTCTCTATTATATTCCTCAGAGATGCTTGAGCCTGCATGGTTAGAAAATCAGCCTCATCTAAAATTATTATCTTAAGAGGTTTGAAAGAAGCAGAACTGGCAAATGATGATACTTTATCTCTAATAGTGTCTATACCCCTTTCATCACTAGCATTTATATATAGTGAGTCGCAATTTATATTGCTAGTCAATATTTTAGCAAGGGTAGTTTTGCCAGTTCCCGCGGGGCCGTAAAATATTAGATTTTGTAAATCATTTTGATGAATATATTGTTGAATTATACTTTTTATAGATTCATTTCCTATATAATCATTTAATGTTTTAGATCTATATTTTTCGACCCATAGTGTGTGTTCTTTCTTATACATAACCTTAATTAGAATATACGATTAGAATAACTCACTTCCCATATTAGGTTCTTCTTTTTTGTCTTCTTCTTCTTCCACAATAGTACACTCTGTTAACAAAATAGTACCAGCAACGGATGCTGCATTCTCTAGTGCTATTCTGGTTACTTTAGTAGGATCAATTACTCCAATTTTTTTCATATCATGGAATTCTTTATCATTCAAGTTAAAACCATACCAATAATTATCCCCAGTTACTCCTAATAATGCATTATATATATCTTCTTGTTCATAACCAGCATTAGATAAAATCTTCTTAAATGGTTCAGTACATGCATTGTAAACAATTCGTCCGCCAATACTATCAGTATCAACAATACCATTTCTAGCATGCAATAAAGCAGCCCCTCCTCCAGGAACAATTCCTTCTTCAATAGCAGCTTTAGTAGCATGTAACGCATCCTCAACTCGGTCTTTCTTTTCTTTCATTTCGGTTTCTGTATTACCCCCAACGTGAATAATTGAAACTCCTCCTACCATTTTTGCTAAGCGTTCTTGTAATTTTTCTATTTCAAATGGAGACTGGGCAATATCAATTTGGTGCTGTAATTGTTCAACCCGTTGTTCTATTTTTTCTTCTTCTCCACTTCCATCAACTAATGTTGTATCTTCTTTGGATATGGTAGCTATTCTACATTCACCAAACCAATCTGGGTGGAATTTATCTAGTTTCATTCCTTTATCTGGTGATACAACAGTACCTCCTGTTAGTGTAGCAATGTCTTCAAGAATTAATTTTCTTCTATCACCAAAATCAGGAGCCTTAACAGCACATACTTTTAGCAGGCCTCTCATTTTATTAACAATTAATGTAGCTAATGCTTCACCATCAATATCTTCAGCAATAATCAGTAAAGAACGACTTTGGGAAGATAAATTTTCTAAAATAGGTAAAAGATCTTTTGCTTGGTTAATTCGTTGATCATATAACAATATTTTAGGATTATCTAACACACATTGCATTGAATCGTTATTAGTTACTAAATAAGGTGATTTGTAACCACGATCAAATTGCATACCCTCTACAGTTTCTAAATAAGTTTCTCCTGTTTTAGATTCTTCAATAGTAACAATTCCGTCTCTTCCTACTTTTTCCAAAGCAGTAGCAATTAATTTACCTACCTCTATATCATTATTCGCGGATATAGCAGCAATTTGTTCTAATTGCTCTTCTGAGGTAATTGTTTGGGATATATTATTTTTAATATATTCAATTACTTCACTTATTGCTTTATCTATTCCTCGTTTAATTTTAACAGCATTTTCACCATTATTTAAATGGTTTATACCTGTATTTACCATTATTTGGGCTAATAGTGTTGATGTGGTAGTACCATCTCCTGCTCTGTCTGCTGTTTTAATAGATGCTTGCTTTAATAATTGTACACCTAAATCATGGACTGGATCTTTGAAATTGATTGATTTGGCAACAGTAACACCATCTTTAGTTGATTGTGGTGATTCTCCATATTTGGATATTACCACATTACGTCCATTAGGGCCTAAAGTAGAAGTAACAGCATTTGCTAATCTATTAATACCTTCTACTAATTGTTCTCTGGCTTGAGAACCGTATTGTATTTGTTTATTCATCATCTTTAATAATTCCTATAATTGCTTGCTCATTACATATTAGATATTCTTCCCCGTTATATTCTGTTCTAGTAGCTCCAGTGGGGGCTATGATAACTTTTTGACCTAATTTAATAGTAGTTTCTATAAAATTACCCGTAACAGAATGCTTGCCAGGTCCTACTGAAATTACTTCTCCTATTAGGCTTTTTTCTTTTCCTAAGTCAGGGACTATTAGGTTTCCATAGCGAGTTTCTTCCTCACTTTGGGGTTTTATAATAACCCCATCAAATATTGCTTGTATCATATTTAAATTTATTTATTACTTTATTACTTATTTCGTTGTATGAATTTATATATTCTTTAATAAGAGAACAATTCTCTTTTTTAGTTTGCAATTGGCATATTTTTAGTAAAACTAAAGGGAGTGAAGAATAATGGCCATATGTTTTAATAGTGTCATTATTGCTTTTTTCACACAGAGAATAATTACATTCATCATATTGTATAAAAAAAGGTTCTAAAATAGGGTCGTTAATTTGATTACGGGATTTTCTACCTTTTCTTTTCATGTATATTGAATATATGAATTTCTTTTTAGATTACCAAATTTAATCTTCAATAACTTGTGCTTCTTCTATTTTTCTAACAAACCAATACATTCCATCTTTTCTAAAGACCGTTCCGCATAGGTATTTTCTTTTTAATACTTCTAAATCTAATTGTTTTGTTTCTGGTTCTTGATGAATGACTTGGTATAAGACATCATCATTTGTTTTTACTAAATGCATTTTCATAACTTGTGAAACCTTAGGGAGGGGTTTTACTTAATTTTTAATGTTTTTGGTTTTGATTCTTTAGCAAATGGAACATAAATTTTTAGCAATCCATTTTCCATCTCGGCCTCAGCTTGAGATAGATCATATTTAGATGCTATTTTATATCCTAAATTAAATGAACGACGAGCTATGCCCTTGTGAATATATTCGCAATCGTCTACTTCACAGCATTTTTCATCTGTTTCTTTAGCATAACCTACTTTTAAAATATCTCCCTCAAGTGAGAGGTCGATTTGATCTTTAGTTAATCCAGTACATGCAATCTCAAAATAGAGACC